TGCACATAAAAGGTTCGAGATGACGGTTACACCGGAATGATAAAAAAAAGTTCGGGTCGAAGAAACGAAAAACCTATAAGAAGGTTGAGAATCGGGAGGCCCAGAATAAAATAATAAATCATAAACAATTAAAGCTGACCTACCGGCATGACGGGGAAATGGTATGACACAGTTTGATTTTATTGATTTGGCTGCAAAAGCTGGCCTTGAGTTGATCGAAACGACATCGGAGCGTAATGGTTATCCACGCTGCCTGAAAAAGGCCATTATAGGTTTTCAAACTATGGAAGAAGCCGAAGAATGCGCCAAAGAATATGATCTCACTATAGAGGTCTTCCATAAACGAGACGGTTGGGACTTATGGTATAGGACAGGCAACAGGGCATACGAACCCTTTACGCGAAAAGCGGAGGAGTTCGGGGCAGACTATGAATTGTTTACCGCAGGCGGTGAGGAATACTATTATGAAGACGAAGTTAGGCCATTTATTGATGACTTCTTCAACTTCGAGGATGTTGAAAAATTCCTCAAAGAACGGCGGCAGGTGTATGAAGAAATACTTCTTCTTAATAATAATCAAGCTGTTCTCACGTATCAAGGCCTATTCTGTGATGTGATAAAACTCCGCACCATGAGTTATAATTGTGACACACACAATTATGCAATAGGGGTGATAGACTGGAACAATGAGGGTTAACAGCTCACCGTGGAATACAATCTCATTCACCGCATTTCATTTTTTAGCTGCGCTACCGGCTTGACGGGCAATATGATCAACTAACATTCCAATAAGAAAAAATGAACGAAAGACAACAAATACTTTATCTGACAGGTGGTGGACTGGATGTGTTTACACATTACTTAGGCGATGTATGCCTGAAGAGAATCTTTAAAAATCCCTTCAGGGAAGACAGCCGCCCTTCATGCCATCTGTATGCGAATAAAAACACATACGGACAAGTAGAGTATTATTTACAGGATTTTGGCGACAGCAGCTTCTGTGGCAACTGCTTTGCCATTGTAGGCAGACTGTGTAATATGAATGTAAAGACTGCATTTAAGGATATCCTGAAGGTGATAGACAAGGAGCTTTGCCTGGGATTGTTCAATAACTCATTTCCGCAAACAGAAACCATCTGTAAGAGGATTGTAAAGAGACGGAAACCCGAGACTTCCTCAGTACTTTCATTCCAATACAAGGAAAAGCCTTTTACCATGGAGGAACTATGTTTTTGGCAGCGTTATGGAATTGATCAGGACACGCTGGGACGCTATCATGTTGCAAGCCTTTCGTCGTGCAGAATGTCAAAAGAGAATGGAAAGGAGTTTACGGTTTATGGCACACCAAAGTATCCGACTTTTGGATACCTCTTTAATAACAATGATGGTATCAAGATTTATTCTCCTTGCTCCAAAAACAGATTTCTCTATGCTGGTGTCCTTCCGAGACCATACATTTTCGGTTGGGAACAGCTACCGCCACAAGGCGAATATGTCTTCATCACCGGCGGGGAGAAGGATGTCATGTCGCTGGCAGCACATGGGTTCCATGCGATATGCCTGAATAGCGAGACTGCCAAGCTCCCTGACAGTCTTATGCAACAACTTGCCAGAAGGTTCCGAGCAATTGTTATCCTCTATGATATGGATGCAACAGGACAAAGTGAATCGAAAAAGCGAGTACAGGAATATACTGGAAAATATAATGTAAGAAGAGTCCTGCTTCCTCTTTCAGGTGAAAAATCGGAAAAGGACATCAGTGATTTCTTCCGTTTGGGGCACACCACGGAAGAATTGGCTACTATCCTGAATACTGAAAGACCATAAATTTCATATTATTTATTCCAGTATTTCTGCTTGCATAAAGCAAAAAGGACGAGTGACCATTCCTGATTACTCTTCCTTTTTATGTGTGTAAAGATGATGGTATAGACTTCCATCCTTAGCGAAAGATGTTGTCTATATTGCCTTTGTTAATCTTTTTAGGCCGCACCGGCCCATGCGCCTCTTCATATTTAGATATAACCATGTCAAGACCTAAGGTAATAAGTTCATTGATTTGAATACCCTCTGTTTCTGATATGGTACGTATCTTATTCATGACGTTCTTATCGACGGAGGTACATATTCTTTCCTTTGAACCACCTTTAGATATTGGCTTATCCGCTGGGATGGATGTTACTTCATCCTTTGAATTGGAGCTTGGATTTGGCTGGTGATGATCTTCCGGAGTTGTACTCCTGACAGAAGTAAGTCCTTCCAAAAGACTGCTCATGGAGTCTTTGTTAATGCCTTTGCTCATAAATGTAAATTATAGGTTCTTCTTCGTCCTGTCTAAAAGTTCTCCTACGAAAGCCTTGTAATCAGCAGCTCCGTTGCTCTTCGGATCATAGTCAACAATATTGACGGTTTCCAGGGGAGCTTCGGCAATCTTGATGTTCTTCCGAATCTTGGTTTGGAACACTTTATCGCCAAGCTTGGCCCTAAGACCATCCTCGATCTGTCTGCTCAAATTGGATTTTTCCCAGCGAGTGAGGAGAATACCGGTAATCTCAATCTTTGGATTTAGCTTCTGCTTTACCATTCTGACAAAATCGCTGATCATAGTAAGACCCTGGAAAGGCAGTACTTCTGCAAGCAGAGGTATTACAACCAAATCTGATGCCGTAACTGCGTTAAGAGTAAGAAGACCCAAAGATGGTGGACAATCTATCAGAATATAGTCATAGTCCGCCTTCTTACCTTTTAATATGTCTGCGAGGATGTGTTCTCTTGCCATGACAGAAGAGAGTTCAAGATCAGCAGATGCAAGACGCAATGAAGATGGAACGATGTCAAGATTTTCTGCTATCGGATAGATTGCCAAATTGTAAGCCTCTCCCCTGCAAGAGGCGGAAAGAGCATCATAGATAGTCTGGTCTACTTGATTGTCTTTTAACAGGGAGGTCGTGAGATTGCTTTGTGCATCCATGTCCACCACCAAAACCTTGTTTCCCATAGAGGCAAGGATAGAGCCAACGCTGGCAGTAGTGGTAGTCTTGCCAACCCCTCCTTTGTGGTTGGCAAACGAGATGATTTTTGCTTGCTTTGTCATATCTGTCAATTTATGTTTGTATGTCCGGCTATACGTATTGTCATATTGTTGTATTTACTTATGCTTGTATAGCTGTATATACAGCTATACAGCTGCAAATATAAGTATAATATTTTGTTTTGCAAAACTTTTCAACATAATTGTTTCGTAAAATGGGATTTTATTTGTTTCGTGTATTGATACGGTTGATTTCTATATTGCTATTGCCTTGGAAATAAGAGCTGTGCAAAGCGACTCGCAGAGTACCTTGCTCATGTTCACTTCAACGGCATTGCCGATATACTTCTTCTGTTCGGCCTGTGTCCCTACAAGGATATAATTGTCAGGGAAACCCATGATGCGTTTCAGCTCATTTATATTCAACATGCGCATCTTGATGTCTATGATTCCGTACATGGCCATGAACTCCTTTATCTTGCAAGTCATTTCACTGTCCGTTTCAAATATCCTTATACCGATACCTTTTTCTGTGGAGATAAGGTAAGGGGGCATCTTATCCATCCGAGCAATCAAAGTGAAGCACGGCTTATTGACGTCTCCACCTGTAGAGTTGAACTGTGGGTTCATCAAGAAACAGTCAACTACTTTTTGCTTCGGTGTTGTCAATACTGCAGGACAAGGGGCATCAATGCTGGAAAGTTGACCACCAGCGGAGTATTCATTTGCCAAGAAACGACTTGAAACCAATCCCAACCTGTCTTTTGTGGTAAGCGTAGGGCAAGGCGACTCAACAGAATGGATCCCTCCATTGCCATAGCAAGCAGTAACAAAGAAATGGTGATCTTTAGTGGTGACAGTTCCGGCAGGAATGTCTATCGATTGGTTCTTGGAATACGGATCTCCACTGAATGCCTTGGACATGAAGCTGACATTGGCAATACCCAGGCGGTTTTGGCAAGCGACAGTTGGGCAAGGTTCGTCAATTCCAGGAGCTGTGTATTTTCCTGTCTGGTTCATTGAATTATACTTGACAAGAAAGGTTTCCTTTCCACCGGCGACGAATCTGACTAGCCCTGCGTAAATTCGCTTTAAGGTTTTCTCGCATAGTGGTTTCTTCCTGTCAAAGATGCTTTGACCAATATCATTCATGTCAAGCACTTCACGAACAGGCTTCCATTTCTTGTAGGCATGAAACATGCCACTGTCACCATTCTTCGAGAATGTTGGAACAGGAAAAGATATGGGGAGGCCTTTCTTCGCAAATTGACCGAAAAACCTCTTGCGTGAGGTATATGCGCCGAAATCGGCGGCATTCAGCAAACGCCAGTCATAATGATAGCCGTAAGAGATAACTTTATTTGTCCAACGAACATAGCTGCATCCTTTTAACTTTGAAATAGGATGTCCTTTATCGTCCATATCACCCCAGCTCATGAACTCTTCCACATTCTCAATCTGTATATAGTCTGGAGCCAACTGCTCGATATAACGGAAAAGATGCTCTGCAAGCGTCCGGCTGTCTGCATCGCGTGGCTGGCCGCCTTTGGCCTTGCTGAAGTTGGTGCATTCAAGTGAAGCCCATAGGACAACTAAAGCCGATGGGTTTTTCATCCTCATTCGGTTCAAATGGGCTGTAAGACCGGTAAGGTCAAGTGTGCGAATATCCTCGGTGAAGTGTAATGTGTCGGGGTGGTTTGCCTGATGTGATGCGATTGCATTCGCATCATGGTTGACACAGGCGACTACCCTCGCACACTTTGTTCCATCTAACCTTGCATGTTCAACACCGGTGGAAGTTCCACCGGCTCCACAGAACAAGTCTATATAGAGTAATTTGATGTTTTCCATTTACTATTCTATATTACCCTCTACCTTGTAACCTTTATTCCGAAGATATGTGGCGATATACTCATCATCACCAACATCTTTAAGTACGTCAAAAAGATACCCTTTTACATACTTGGCAATAGCTTCAGGAGAAGCCAAATCTACATGCTGCGATATGAACTTGCATTTCTTTGTCCTACCTAATTGCTCAAACTCGTATTCTAATCCTTTAGAATTGGTGTCTTCAAACAATTCAGATATATCACCTTGATGATACAACTTCCCATTAATATCCATTGCCGTACCATCACAGTAGTATTGCCTTAGCTCTACCACCTCACCTGTCTTTCTAAGTTTTGCTTTCATAATTTAAATGCTATTTGATTAGCACAAGTCGATGCCGTTGTGTGGCTATTTTTATTTATTGCAATCTTCTTTCATGAAACAAATCCAATGAGTATTGGAACGTTTGCCCGATGGATGCCCAAAAATAGGCGTCTCCGAGGTAAGTTTCAAAATTTCTGATACCTTGATGTCTGTTTCATTCCATTTGAATATTAAGAATCCTCCAGGCATTAATACTCGAAAGCATTCTGCAAAGCCTTTTCGCAAGACTTCTTTCCAGTCTGCATTGCCAAGAGCACCATACTTTATCATTTGGTAGCCTGTTACCTTGTTCTTTGGACTTGGTTCATTATATATATCGCATGTCTTACAGTTCTCAATACTTCTTAATAAGTGTGGAGGGTCAAAAACGACCATGCGGAAGCTATTGGCTGGGTATGGCATATTTGTGAAGTCGGCCTGAACATCGGGGTTTACCTCGAAGTTCCTTCCGTCACATAATGTTGTCTCCATCTTTCTTATGTCTTGAAACAAAACCCTGTCATCATGCTTATCGAAGTAAAACATCTTACCTCCGCAACAGGCATCAAGGATTGGGCTATTTATCATTTTTGTTTTCTTTTATGTCGTTAAGCATTTCTTTACAGACATCCTCTGCAATTTTCCGGGCTTCTTTCTTGGAAATGTATTGGTCTTTACTTTCATCTTCTTCATTCCATGGCTCTATTTCTTCCTCTTCTATATTCCATCCATCGTACTCTTTCTCAATTTGCAGGAAAAACCACAGAATAATAAAAATAGCACCTATCCATCCTAAGAAACCTGTATGTAATATCCACGAGAAATCTGCCATTAGCAGTGAACCTATCAAATATACAATGAGTACAGCGAGTATGAAATAAAGCAAATGTTTCATTTTTTATTGGCCACATTTAAGATTATTCCATATCAACTTCATAATTCCAATCACAAGCGTCACTTTCGTGAATATGGTCAGAAAGCCACTCGAAACCAATACATACTTGCTCGTCCAAATCCATAAGATCACAGTTTACACGCCCTCTATCCGCCAAGGCGTTTAGAGCATCATAAACCTTTTCGCTGACTTCTACGCCATGCAAGCCAACAGTATAGGTTACCGTTACGGTTAAATCCTTTATCTTTTTCATTCTGTGTGTACTTTTAATATTAAATGTGCTATTGAATTTCCAATTGTACATGGAAATGATACTCGTTGCATAAACAGACAATTTGCCTGACAGCATTGGGATCCTCTCCATAGGGAAAGAAAATCATACGCTCCTTGGTCAAGCATCTGACTCCCTTCTTTCTTAAATTATACAAGAGGTTAGTCCGTCTCTTTGTCACTCTGTCCATGTGTACTGAAATTTTCTTTAAGTAGCATGTTGTCCTTATGGAATGCAGCTTCAATGTGTTCTACCAAATCAATCGGTCTCGTCACATACGCATCAAACATCTGATACATCAGTTCGGGCGTTGGTTTCTCGTCCATATCAAGGACAAACACTTTCTTGCTTTGCCCTTTCATCCAACCGGCTTCAGAATGTGCAGAGCGGCCACACGGTAAGAGGAGAACACAACAATCCGCTTCTTGCATGGCGTGAAAGTCTTTTTCAAATGCCTTAACGGCCTCGGGATGGTGAAGCCCTTCCTTGAAATTCCTACAAGTCCATTTTTCGAAATCCTTATCGACTTTCTCCCAACTGAACCCGCTTAGTTCATTGTTCTCGGGATGCTTGAAGTCATAGGTGTCGTAACCTTGTATTCGCAGGGCGTTCAACAAATTCTCGAAATGCTTGTTCCGCCAGCTACTGGCCAAATAAATCTTTAAAAATCTCATAAGTGTATTTTTATTTAAGCAATCCTTTGCATACCATCTCCACGTATTTGAGACTGTCTCTCAATACCGGATAGCTTAGACTCTTATATTCAGACCTTTCAAGAAACTCTATCTGTCTGCTGAAGACAGAATTGTCATTGTCAAATTTGTTCAGCAGAAAGTATCTCAACCACATGTCGGCGCACCGGGGACGTGGCAAGTCCAAATAATCCAGGATCAGGACGGAAAGTCTCTTCTGTTCTGTACGGTTCAGCACGATGCACTCACCAGTCTCTTTGTCTATCCAGCCACAGAGCATGTGTACGGTGTTGTTCTCTCTGTCGATGGAGATTTGGAAACAAGATGGGCCGAACATCGTTTCTATCTTGTTTGCAAGACCTTGTAACTGCCAAAGGCTGATGGAGCGCTTGATAAAGAAACTGATACTCCTTATGAGCTTCATGCTGGCAAAAGGCTTGAGTTTTTTCTTTTGATAAATCAGAGACAAGAGCTCTTCTTTCTTTTGTTCAAAAGTGGCTGTCTGATAGTACTCGGGAGTACGGACGAGATCCGTAACTCCGGTTTCAATACTTAAAACATAATTAATCATACTTTTACTTGTTAGCGTTTTATACTTGGAAAGGATGCACTTACATCAATCCCTTAATCTTTCATTTCCTGAACTTGTCGTCGTCGTAGCTGTGGGTGATTTCGTAATAGAAAGCTGCTCCCAAAGCTACCAGCAGGACAAGGATGATTATGACATATACCATACGGCTCTATTTGCTGTTTGTGGTGCTCTCAATTGCTTTTACGAACTGCAACAGGTTGTTATAACCTTTGTACAGGGGATTACACTCAATGGCATGCTTGCCGTACCGATCCTTTAACGTCTTGGTTATGGTGCAGCCCATGACATCATTGGGAAAGTAGAGATAAACCATATCATAGTCATCTCCTTCGACCGAGATATGGATGAAGTTCCTTACATCCGACATAATCATGAAATCACAGTCTGAAGGCAGCCTGACAAAGCCATTCTTCTGCAAGGTCTGGTAGGCCAAATAATCCATCATGTCTGTGAACATACACAACTTGTCGCTCCTGTGCTCTTTCTCCATGGGAAGAAAAGTCACGCCAGAACTATTCAACGTCATGGGGGAGTCCGTCAGGTCTTGACCAACAAATTCTATCCCGTTGTTCTGGTTTATGACACCCACCCCATGATAGGTTTTGGAGAGAAAACGGTAGGAGACCGAATGAACCTCCGGAAACTCCTTAACGTCAATGCCCATTATACTTGGCGTGGCAGCATCTGTCAAGGCCCTAATCCGAATATTATCGGAGCTTCCTCCTGCGTGCCTGAATATAGGTTTACTTATTTTTTCTAATTTCATTTTCCGATAATTATAGCTTTTCTATCATTGCTTGCAGTTCTTCTGCAGTGTGTCCCAAACGGAAGAAATCACTGATGTCCTTTTCCGATTTCTCTCCGGACAGCGGTAGGTCAAGTTTCTGAACGTTGTATTTCTCGCCGTACTGTTGTATCCGCAAAGCAGATTCCCTTTGTCCGGTTTCATCCGTATCATAGAGAAAAATGATTCGACGGAATCGTTGAGAAAGTTCATCCATTACATCTTCGGGAATATTGGCCGTCTCGCTGTTAAATGCCAGGGCCGGGAATCCATGCGCGGACAGCGACATGACATCTTTCTCGCCACCTGTGACGAAAACGAATGCTCCTTCTTCAGGCAGTTGCTCACGCCCGAAGGTATAGGGCTTTGGAAAGTGACCGGCATACATGAACCGTGTCTTTGCCTTAGGCCTGTAAATCTTCATCCTGCGTCCGTCATCGAAGAAATATCCGTAGGTCGGAATTGCCTTTGAACCGTAAACGGCAAAGTCTCCACCGGACGATTTCTTGAATGTACAACTGCTGATGCTCTTTACATTATAACGTTCCAGCGTTGAAAATCCAATGCCATATTGTCCCCAATACTCTTCCTCCCATGGCATGAAAGGCTGTGTCACAACCTCAAAACTCGCTATGGAAGAACATTTGTACTTCTGCGAGGGTGTGGCTTTTCTTTTCATCAATACATGGTGCTCACTTCGTTGTTCATCAAAAATGCCAAGTCCAAGGTCTCTGTCTATCACTTGAAGCACTTCGCGAAAGTTGGTTTTGGGGTTGATATTACACAGCCTTCCCACTATCGTAAAGCAGTTGCCACAGAAGCTGCTGTCGCCGAAGTCTTGGAGGTAGTATTGGCTGTTACCATATCCGCCTCTGTTGGCATACAGATGGCATGATGGGCGGCTGTCCTCCCTGAAAGGGTTACGGAAAGTCCGGGCAAGACACTTTTCACCAAGGTAGTGAATGAACACTGCCAAGCCCCCATCGGTCATCTGCAATATTCTTTGAGCTTCATTCATAAGCGTAATTCTATCTTAAATGGTTTGTAGTCCTGACCCTATGCAATGCGGTATTGAAGCCGTAACCCTACACCGAAAAACTTGTGTAACACCGTTCTAACAGTATCAAGGTAATCAGCTTCCAATATCTCAAATATTCGCTTATTCGGAAGAACTAGTGTCAGCGTCTTGGCCACATTGTCGAAGGACTCAAAAGAAACTTGTTGGAAAACCGATGCAAAAGCACGTTCGCTTACAATCTTGGCAAAGGCAGACATACACTTGTCCCAAAGAACTTTTGCATAATCTTTAGACGGTGTCTGCGCCTTCAGTTTATGCAGCAACTTCTTTTCATTTCGTTTATACCAGTTGCAGAAATAGTCGAGGAACTCCTCCAATCCTTTTGGAACTTCTTCTTTGCGACACTTCAAGTTCGCCAAGAACAATGTCAAGGCATTATAGAGCGTTTCCTTATCCGGGAAGCCGTAAAGCAGCTGCATCGAGCGCACCCATTCGTCATCAAAGACCAATTCTTCAATTGACGAAAATTTTCGTGCGGACGAATAATTATAATAATGAAGATTCTCTATTCTCTTATCTCTACTCTCTTTTATAATAAGATCACGCGCGTAGCCGCCCCCATGACTGCTTGGTGGCATTTTGGTGGCTTCAACTTTTGGACGGTTTTGTTCCTTCTTTTGGCCCTCTTTTTGACCCTTATGTTCGTAAGTAGCTGTATTTCCGTCATTTACAAAAGACTTGGTAGACATTTCGTAACTGTTTCGTACAGAATTTTGTTGGGTATCTTTTGGCCCTTCTTTTGGCTCCTTTTGTTCAGTTTTTATCCCCCCGTCTTCGAAACTTATAATGGCTGCTCCATTAGATGGAGTGTTTCCCAAATCAGAGAAACTTTCGACTGATGTGACATGACTGGCAGAAGGGCCTATTGATGTTACCGGACAGGTGTCCTTGACATAATCGGGGAACTCTATCAAACGAACGGAAGAAAGTTTCTTCTGACCGTTATAACCAATATTCAGGATGCCCAGCTTGCGTAACTTCTGGAGAGCTTCTTTAATGCCTTCTACAGGAATGCCGGTCGAAGCACTGATCTTCTTCATGTCAAACCATAGCGGATCCTCATAGTTTTCACTCTCCGAGTAAGTATGAAGAAGTAAATGGAGATAAATATGAAGAACCTGTGCGTTCACAAAGAAATCTTGGAAGTCAAGGTCGTAATACAGCTTCACCCAGCCACCTCTCACATTTTCCAAAGCAAGGAACTTTGAAAATTCACGAACGGTGATGAGAACACCGTTACGTCTTAGAGAGGCGACGTGGATAATGCCTGCCGCCTTCAGCTTATCTAAAGAACGCCGGGCGGATTTACGGCTTATCTCCAAAAAACTCATGATGTCTTTAATTGAGGTGCGAAACTGCCCCCTCATCGTCATTCTGTCAAAGTAAGGCTTATCCTCCCTTTGAGCATTCAAAAAAATGTGCAGGAACATTTGCACGGCGTTGCTGTCATTATAGAAAGAACAATTATAGAACTTCCTGATAAGACCAATCCATTTGTAATCTCCCATAGGTCAGCTGTTTTCTGGTTCAATGGCTATCGCCCTTACTTCTGTATTCTCATTGATGTTCTCGAAATCGTCAAAGATCTTACCGGTTGGATCTACGAGGACAAATGTTGTAATTGTCTTTCTACTGTTATCTATTTCCATACTGCTGTTCTTTTAAAAGTCAATTGTCTGATTCTATTCGAAAGGAAAGAAACTTTGAGCCTCGGTTTCCTTTGATCCAAATACATGTCTCATCGTGGGTGATGGTTTGAATAGATGATAACAAGGATTTACCATGATGCCACCTTACCCGGGCATCTAAGATGAGAGAGAGAATTGTGTTGAACTTACCAACAACCGTTTCCTTTGACCCCTTCTCCCGATACAAGGATGGGGTTATCTGAAAGAGCAAGTCAACCAACCATAGTGGTTTCTTGCGCACATGAACTTCTTTTACGATGTAATACATGAAAATCCGCTTTTAAAGGTTATCCTTTAGGAGAAGGCATACAGACAGGGTTGGTTCTATCTCGGTAGATGCCCTCCCTTTTCAAAAGATAGTATACAGTACTTACACTCATGTAGAACTCGTTTGCAAGCGCACGCATGGCTGCCATTGGAGAAATAAGTTTTTTCTCTATTACCGGGCCATATTCGTTTATGTACTTATCCACGATTAATTGCCTTCGCTTTACAGTTGGAGTCTCAAAAGCCAAAACCTTCTCAACCTCCTCCCGGACATTGGGAGGAAGTTGCGCGACGGCACCGGGAGATACGGATTGGAGTTTTTTACGCCTTCGTCTCTTGGTTTCGGCTAATTCAGGATCATACACGCCATTATCCCCGGCATTGCGGTTAATCTCTCGCAATATCGTGGTACGGTCTACTTTCAGAATTTCAGCAATTTCTCTGAAATTCTTCCCCTCTTGAAGGAGCTTGGCAATTTCTTGCCGCTGTTTGGAATCTAATTGCTTTCCCATATTGTTGATGCAAAAAGTGTTAAACGGGTCAGAATCTCTTCTTACCCTCTATTTTTTGTGCATCAACAGTTGTGTTTTTCTTGAAGTTTCAGAACTTCAATACCTACTGATTATCAATGTTTAAAGTCAATTATTCAAATGTGAATTTAACGCTTTTAACAAATTGTACTTCTAACTTGAACATCGGGAAATTTTTTCTTGCTCTTGCCCGCTGCTTTTGAAGCATCTTTCATCTCTGTTAAAACCCACTCGTGATACTTGTAAGGATGTCTCCCGCGGTGCGGCAACGCTTCTTTATTCCAACTTCCATTCAAGTTCAATTTAAATTTATCAGCAATTCTTTTAAAGTGCTTAGTATATTTCTTACTTTTGTTCGTTGCAAAATGATGTATTTGCTGAGGTAGTTCACTTAAGCATTTTTTAGCGTTATGCACCAGCCACTGCAACGCCCCCACAAAGTAAGTATGCCAATTGGAAACCTCAAAGTTATAAACTTTCCTTGGCTTATACGAGAACTTTACATCTTTTATTCCGACATCTTCCTCATTCCGGCTTCTTATCCTATCGCCGGCTTGCAAATCTGCGGCATCCTTCCTGTTTTTTGTAGGCAAAGTAGCTTTTACCATGATAGAGGATCACACCTAACAGTTAGTAATAGGTTATTGTCATATCCGCTACAAATGACATCTGACATTCTAAGAAGTTCTTTTCCGCCCCTTAAGTCTATGTGCAACAATAAATACTAGTCAATGAGTTCAATACCAAGCTTACATCTTTACTTCAAATTATAATTCATTGATTCTGTTTGCAATCTGATATTGTAATTCCCATAAAACCTCGGTGTCTACAACTTCCATGTTTTCTACATCATCTTCTCCTCCCAAATGCAAATATACTTTATGGCCTATGCTTTTATCAAACGGCAATGATTCTATACCCAAATAACATCTAGCCTCTTCAAAAAAATCACTAAACAAGACATCATATTCTTCTCCTAATAGAATCTCATTAAAAAAAGCATCCAAAGAGATTTCCGACTCGAAGTACTCCATCGTTGCAGGATCAAAATAAACGATTTTTTTGTTTAACTCATCCACACAATACATGTTGCCTTGCCAATTGGATGCAAAACAATATAATTTAAAATTTTGCATTTCTTCCTTGAAATACTCACTTAGATTCTTTGTCCATCTACTCAAATATGAGTAAGTATGTATTCTTAAAAGTCCATTATTATATACGTTTCCTCCTATGCGTGAAATCATATCATGCAGGAAAGATAGCTTATCGCTATCTATGCCAATGCTTTTATCTATGGTTCGCTCACTTGCAATTTGCTCTGTAATTATAAACTTTGTCATAAGTTAATCTTTAATCGTCACTTTTCTAATCGTTGCTCCATTTGAAAGGCTTTTTACCCTGTGATTTATTTGCTTACCCAAACTCCTATTCACACTCCGATCTAATCCGCTCATATTTGTAGGGTTATCAATTCCACCTAATTGAAGGTCATGAACATGATCCACATCCTCTCCTTTTTTAACTTTACCACCAGCTTTCTCAAATCTCCTCTTTGTTCCAGGTTTGCGAATAGGACATTTCTCCACTTTCGTCTCTGCTTTGGTAAGGGCTTTAACCTTTCTTCTTACAACTTTTCTTTGGGCCTTTGTCCATCCTTTCTTGTACTTTAAGATCAGATCATATGTGTTTTCAGAAACCTTTATTATATATTGTCTTAAACAAGACTCGGCGTTATGCACCAGCCACTGCAACGCCCCCACGAAATATGTAGACGGACAGTGCCTCGCTACCCTTGCGATATACCAGCCCGTCGTCGTCGAAGTGACATCGCTCGGTTACGCAGGTGTCGGGTAGTGTACTTTGTTGTACCCGTCGCAGTAGCCTATGCACCCCTTCTGTAATGTATATCAAGAACCCAGTTCCCGTTTATTCATCATCATCCAATTCCCAAGGAAATTTATGCGATTCGTCTTTTCCTTCATCAGCCAGTGGCATTAATTCGTCTTCTTTCCAGCGTTTCATCTCGAACAGAGGTAGCCAGTCGCCAAACTCCGGATATTTCTGCCAGTTAGATTCTACGTTGACACGCTGTTCAGAATCATAAATTGTACGTTCGTCACCTATTTCCTCTATCTTGCGGACTTTTCCGTCGGGAGTAAACTCATAGTCTGTATAGTCGTAGTCCCAGTCTCCATCTTCGTCTTTTTCCTGATGATAATAGTACAAGGAGATTTGGTACAAAAACAAATAGCCTTTTCTATTTTCCTTTTCATTTAGATAAGGAGACGGTTCAAAACGATAACTCATAAATGTACGTCCTAGCTCATCCAGAAATGAAACTGTACATCCCTCACCTAAGAAAATGACAAACGCATATGGTTGCTCATTCGATTCCAATAGTGCCGTTATTTCAAAAGGGAAACCAATCTTCATCAGAAGAACGTTATACTCATCAGGGTCTATATCTCTATTCCAAGCCATTTCAGCCACACTTCGGTTTCTTTCATAGGCAAAATGTGCCCATTGTTCCATTGTATAGCCCTGCATCTCCTTTGGAATACGCTTGGAAACACGTATTTTATACTCGTTTTCGTAAAGCCCAAGCGTATCTTTTTCTGATTGGAGTTCGTAATATGAATAGTTCCAATCCTGATAGGTCAATTTCAATCCTTCCATAATTTTATTACTGACTTTTGGGGCTGTTCATCGAAGTCACCTTGACTCTAAATTGTATCTTTGATTATATTGAAATATTTTTCATCAATATCCTCAAATAGTTCTTTTCCTTCTAGCATATAGGCACTCATCAATGCATCCTCTGCTTTTCCAAAATTTTCAATTTCTAAGTACGACTGCCCTAATCCTAGCCAAACATACCCATATTCAACAGCATCAGGACATTGTAAAGCTTTGTTGTAATAGGAGTTTGCCAACAGATAATCTTCAAGGTTAAAACAACAATCACCTAAAGCCGTATAGACATGTAGCGCGATTTCCCAGTCTGTTTTTGGAATGGGGATTAGATCTAGTGCACGTTCGTAATGTTTCAATGCGGACTTGAAGAATTCGTTTTCTGATGCATCGTCGCCTTGATTCATTTCCTGCATGATGGAATCATACAATTCATCGGATAGTTCATTCATTTCCTACATATTTTTGAGAATTCTTATAAAAATCGATGTACTGGTGGGCTTGTTCTATAAAACAGTCCATACCGGTTTTCTTATAAGCGTTATTAAAACTCTCCCAAGCGACTTTGAAATCTCCGCAATGGAAATAAACCTTTCCCTTTAAGAAATCCCAATCGCCAAGTATCTCTTGATTTTTAAAGACGGTGCCTAATTTATCCACCCATTTCTTTGCATTGGGGTAATCTTTAATCATTAGATAATTGTCTACCATCCACTCCATAACATTAGAATAGTCACCGTAGTCTTCTTTAGGCTCAGGAAAAAGGGATAGGCATTCTTCATATTTTTGAAATGATGCATTGTACCGCTTTTGTTGAAATAACTCATAAGCCTCGTCACTTAGCTTGTCGAACTGCTTATAAAGTTTGTCTGGTAGGTCTTTATATTTTTCTATTTCCATAATTAATCCTTATTTATGGGTTTTATTGGTTCGTTATATGTTTGTTTGATTTTACCACCTGCACTTCTATTATAAGTCCGATGCTCCAAATAATAATTTTGGGGCTTTTTCATCCATTTCCTAACCTCTTCTCCTTTTGGCTTATAGCCTCGTTTATTTGCTACATTGTTCCACCAATCCACGGCATCTCTCTTATGGGACATGTCTGCTTTATCTAAATCATACCATTTTCCATCTTTCTTTGATTTAAATTGTTTTTTTCCATTTTTAATTCTTGCCATGGGAGGTTTTTCATTCCGCATTCTCTTAAATACAGCTTTCCCCGTTTTACTATTTTTTCCAGGCGTACGCCCCATATATTTTAAACGGTTACTTATTTTTCTTACTGTTCCCGATAGGCATTTTTTAGCGTTATGCACCAACCACTGCAACGCCCCCACAAAGTAAGTATGCCAATTGGAAACCTCAAAGTTATAAACTTTCCTTGGCTTATACGAGAACTTTACATCTTTTATTCCGACATCTT